ATAAAAAGAAGATAACAAAATTAATAACATAGGATAAATTATGGCATTAACTAGAATAGGTGGAGCAAACGCAATAACAGGGACAATACCACAAGGTAATATTGCTAACGCATCTTTAGGTGCAGTAACAGCATTACCTGCTGGTGTAGGTGGTAAGGTTTTGCAAACTGTAATGGGTTCAAGTGATACTCAACTTTCTTCTACAAACGCAAGTGACACATTATTAACAAAAGCTATTACTCCAACAGCAACAAGTTCAAATGTGTTATGTATGATTACACTTTGGTTAGGAACTAAAACAAACCCAAATGGTGGAATAAAATTATTAAGAGATAGTACAGCTATTGGAGCATCATCTAATCCTTATAGTTCTACTGGTACATTTTGGTCATCAGATAATTTTCTTACAGACCCAAGTGATATAGACCAGCATGCACTTCTTCCTTTTTCATGGACATTTTTAGATACTGGAATTAGCACAACTTCTTCAACGACTTATTCAGTAGCTACAGATAGTTTTACTCAATTATATTATAATAGACCACCAAGTGGAACTGGTGCAGGTAATGGAACTAGCACACTTACTTTAACGGAGATAGCAGGATGACAGATATTTTAAAAGCTATATTAGCAATAGATTCAAATGCAAAATGCTCTGTATATAATGAGGATATTAATAGTATTAAATGGACAAGCACACCAATACCTAAAGCTGACATAGAAGCTAAAATGACAGAACTACAAGCAGAACACGATGCTGAAGAATGGAAAAGAAATAGACAAGCAGAATACCCAAACTTGCAAGATTGTATTCACGCACTATTAGATGGTGGCGATACACTTACAGAATTACAGGCTAAGCGAACAGCTACTAAAAATAAATATCCAAAACCAGGAGCATAATAAATGCTCGGTTTTAGTTCTATATCCGAGCTACCAATTTCAAGTAGCATATTTGATCCCAATGTTACAATTAATGTAACAGGAAGTCCTTTAACACTATCCATAGGAGCAGCTACAACTTTAGCAGGTGCTCTTGTTAATGTAACAGGAAGTCCTTTAACATTAGCTACAAAAGATGTAATAATTAATGCTGCAGCTAATGTAACTGTTGCAGGAAGTGGACTAACTTTATCTGCAGGAAGTGTAGTAATCACTGCCGCTGCTAATGCAGTTGTAACTGGAAACCAATTGACGTTAAACACAGGAAGTGTTACATTGATTGGTAAAGCAAATGTAACGCCTGATGCGACTCCTTTGACTATAACAGTCAAGGATGCAACGGCAATAACATGGAGTGAAATAGATCCAAACACAAACAGTGTTTGGGTAGAAATAGACCCGATTTAATATGGCATCAACATTTTCAACAAATTCAAAACTAGAGATTATCACAACTGGTGAAAAAGCTGGTCTTTGGGGTAATATAACAAATACTAATTTACAGATACTAGAGCAATTATCTAGTGGTTACCTATCTTTAGATGTAGCCTCATCTGATCAAGCATTAGCATTAGATAATGGAGCAACATCTAATGGTAAAAATTTATATTTTAAATTAACTGGTATACTAGCAGCAAATAGAACTGTTACAATTCCTGATAGTTCAGAAAGAATTATGGTGTTTGAAGATGCTACCACAAGAGAAAGCTCTGCAACTATAAAAACATTAACAATTAAAACTGTATCAGGGACCGGGGTTACAGTGCCTCCCGGAGCAAAACTATTAGTATATTCAGATGCAACAAATGTTAATTTAGGTTTATTAAATAAAGGTTATCTTACAGTAAACTCTTCAACTGTAACTGCTCATACGGCAGTGGCAGGCGAACAAATTTTTGCAATTACAAACACTAACCCTATAACAATCACCCTACCATCAACGGCCGCTACCGGAGATGAAATAACAATCATAGATGGTGGTAACTTTTTTGCATCAAACAATCTTACAATAAATAGAAATAGTCACAAAATAAATGCAGGAACTTCTAACTTAGTTTTAAATGTTAATGGTCAAGCATCAACTCTTGTTTATGCTAATGTAACCGTTGGCTGGGTATTGAAGTCAACTAACCAATAGGAGTAATATTATGGCTCTTGTTGAGTTTCCTTTTGCTCCTGGAATAGACAAACAGGACACTACCGTTGGTGCAGAAAACAGATGGGTAGACTCCGATAATGTTAGGTTTAGATATGGTCTTCCTGAAAAAGTGGGTGGATGGTCTTCATTAGTTTCAGATTCAATAGTAGGTGTAGTTCGAAAACAACACTCTTTTGTTGATCTTGATGGTAATAGATATGTTGCCCTTGGAACAGATAAATTTTTACTTGTATATTTTGAAGGACAGCTTCATGATGTTACACCTTTAAAAGCTACATTAACTTCAGCAACAATTGCAACTGTTAATACTTCACCTACTTGCACAATAACAAAAGCCTCACATGGTTTAGCAGCAGGAGATATAATTTTATTAGACTCGGTAACTTTACCAGGAGGAACAGGTTTTTCTGCCTCTGATTTTGAAGATAAAGTTTTTCAAGTAATTACGGTCCCAACATCAGATACTTTTACTATAACACAATCCTCAAACGCTGGAGGAACGGTATCTACTGGAGGTAGTTTAAGTATAAAACCATACGAGCCGGTTGGACCATCAGCTCAATCATATGGCTATGGTTTTGGTATTGGTAATTTTGGTGGAACAGTATCTGGAGTTGCAACAACAACTTTAAATGGTGCTCTTAATGCAGACACTGCTGGTACAGGGGGATCTGGTACAGCAATAACTTTAACATCGGTTACAGGTTTTCCAACAGGAGGAGGAACAATCGCTGTTGGTAATGAGTTAATAACTTACACTGGAGTAAGTTCAAATGATTTAACTGGTATCACCAGAGGTACGAACGGCACAGCAACAATCGGTACATCAAATGGACAAGCTCATAGCAGTGGTGCCACAGTTACAAACGCTACAAACTTTTCTGGATTTGGTAGTGCAGTAAATGCATCGACTGTAATTTTGGAGCCAGGCCTTTGGAGTTTAGATAACTTTGGACAAGTGCTTGTAGCAAATATTGCAAACGGTAAAACATTTACATGGAACTCAGGAGCTGCAACACCTTTATTAAATAGAGCATCAACTACAACATCTGGTTTTGAAACATCCAATAATCCAACTGCATCTAGAGTTACTTTGATATCACCGACTACACGTCACTTAATACACTTTGGAACAGAGACAACTATTGGAACAACAACTACACAAGATGATATGTTCATTAGATTTTCTGACCAAGAAAATATAAATATATATTCTCCTTCTGCAACAAACTCAGCAGGAACACAAAGATTACAGGATGGAACTAAAATAGTAGGTGCCTTAAAAGCTAAAGAAGTTATTTTGATATGGACTGATAATGCTTTGTATACCATGAAATTTATAGGTGCTCCATTTACATTTAGCTTTGAACAAGTGGGTACAAACTGTGGACTGATAGGTAAGAATGCAGTTGTAGAAATAGATGGTGCAGCTTTTTGGTTATCACCAAACGGATTCTTTCTATTTGATGGTACAGTTAAATCTCTACCATGTTCTGTAGAAGATTTTGTATTTACTAATTTTGATACAACAAAAGGACAACAAGTTGCTGCAGGATTAAATAATTTATTTACAGAAGTTGTTTGGTATTATCCATCATCAACAGCTACTTTTAACGATAAGTATGTTGTATATAATTACGGTGAATCTGCCTTGACTAAAGTACCAGGAGGTGTCTGGTATACAGGAACAGAAGCAAGAACAAGTTGGATGGATGCAACCATATACCCAACACCATACGCTACAAAATATGATAGCACGGCTAACGGAACTTTTCCTGCAGTTATAGGTCAAGATGGTTTAGGACAGACAAAATATTTTGAACACGAAACAGGGACCGATCAAGTTAATGAAGATGGTTCAACAACAACCGTAACATCGTTTATAAAGTCTTTTGATTTTGATATGCAACAAAGATCTTTTAGAGGACCATCAATAGCTGGTGAAGCATTTGTGGCTGTTAGAAGATTTATACCTGACTTTAAAGATTTACAAGGTAATTCAAAAATAAGCTTAGCAGTAAAAAGGTATCCACAACAATCTGATACTACTACAACATTAAGTCCTTTTACTGTAGACTCTACAACAGATAAAAAAGATACAAGAGCTAGAGGTCGTTTTGTAAATATTAAAATAGAAAACGATGCTGCTAGTGAGAAGTGGAGATTTGGAACACTAAGACTAGATATACAACCGGATGGTAGAAGATAATGTCTAAAATAAATATAAGAATACCAGAACCAAAAGAAGACTATGATGTATCAAACCAAAAACAAATTAACAGAGCTTTAACTATTATGAAGGATCAA